AGCGTGTCTAAATGATACCCTATTGTTTAGAAACAGCGTGTCTAAATGATACCCTATTGTTTAGAAACAGTGTGTCTAAATGATATCCTATTGTTTAGAAACAAAGTGTCTAAATGATATACTATTAGCTAGTTGTGCAAAGCATGACTGTAATACCCTATTGTTTAGAAACAAAGTGTCTAAATGATACCCTATTAGCTTATAGACTTAAAACAACAGGTAATCAAACATGTGTAGTTAGTGGTTTATCTTGACGTGTTGAATCTACTCTACTTGCAAATAATAATTTATATTCAAATGGTGTTTTGTCAATTGATTCAACAAAATAATTTGCTTCATTTTCATAACCAAAATCTATATATGCACATGAACTTTCATTATAAATTAATAATTTAATTTTTACAATATGCCCCCAATCTGTTGTTAATCTATATAGTTCATTTTCTGTCATATCTGTAGGTAATTCAGATAATTTAACACGATATGTTACTTTAAAAAATCTTTTTTCACCATAATCTTTTTTTTTAACATAATCTTTTTTTTCACGTATTACTTGTAAACTATCTTTTTTTTCCGGCATTTCCGGTATTTCTTGTAAACTATCTTTTTTTTCAGGCATTTCTTGTAAACTATCTTTTTTTTCACGCCCGCATTTAATTGTTAAATGTGGTCCATTGCATTTTCTGCATTTTATTATATGTTCGTGGGTTATTTCATTTTCCATTATTATATTATTATTATAATAAGGTTTTAAATAGATTTTATAGTGTAATATAATTGAACTAGTGTAATATAATTGAACTAGTGTAATATAATTGAACTAGTGTAATATAATTGAACCAATCTAATATAATTGATGATATAAATTAATATTATTATCTACTTTATAATAATATGAAAAAATATATTTATATGATATTAATTATTATATTATTATATGTATTTTTTGAAAATGATAATAATGAAAAATTTACACCATTCAATGTTTTAACTGATTTTAAAGATATTAAAGAGTTAAATGAATTAACAAAAAAAGTAATATCAATTTTTCATAAAAATAAATTTATTTATTGGGCGTGTGGTGGAACATTGTTAGGTATAATAAGAGATAAAGGAATTATTCCATGGGATGATGATGTTGATTTATGTATAATGGATACAGATATTGATAATTTATTTAAAATGGAAGATGAATTAAAAAGTCTAAATTTAGGAATTGTAAAATGGTTTGGTGGATATAAGATATATGAATTAAATGGTAAAGATATACCTGATAATAATTTTAAATATCCATTTATTGATTTATTTGTTTATACTATTGAAAATGATGATAAAATAATTTTAAAAGATTTATGTTCAAGAGAATTGTGGCCAAATGAATATTATTATAAAAATGAAGTATACCCGTTAAAATTATATGATTTTGAAGATTACCAATTATATTGCCCAAATAATCCGATAATGTATTTAGATAGATCTTATTCTGGCTGGCGAACAAAAGCATTAAAAACATACGATCATGTTAAACATGTTACATTTGAAAAAACAGAATTTCCAATTGAATATAATAAAAATAATAAACCATATTTATGGCAATATTGGGATGGTCCTAAATCATCATTCATTACTTTATCAATGAAAACAGTTGATAATAATTGTTCAAAATCATTCAATATAGTTAGACTAAATAAAGATAATATTTATGATTATCTTCCAGAAATGAAACAATATGAAGATAAAATTAAAGATATATTAATTGCACAAAAAGTTGATATATATAGAATTATGCTTTTATATAAATATGGGGGGATTTATTTAGATGCTGATACTATTGTATTAAGAGATCCAATTGAAATAATGGATAAATTAAAAAAACATGATTTTGTAGGTTTTGGTTGTACAGGTACAAAATGCAAGAATGGTTATGGTGAACCATCAAATTGGATTTTAGCATCCAGACCACATAGTATATTAATTGCAAAAGTACTAGAAAATCAATTAAATCAAATAAATAATAAAAATAAATTTGATTATCATGATTTAGGAAAATTAGTTATATGGAAAGAATTAAAAGATTTAATTAATAATCAAAATTATGAATATTATCATTATGATAATAAAATAGATGGATCAAGAGATAAGTATGGTAATTGGATAAATTCAGATATAGTATTTTCAAATCAAAAAATTGAATATGATGATGAAAATAATATGATATTTTTTGTTTATTATAATTCAAATATAAGTAATGATATTAAACAAATATCTGAAAATAATTTAATGAATAAAGATTGGAATATAACTAAATTTTTAAAAAATGGCATAAAAAAAATTTAATAAAAAATGTATTATATATTATAGAATGAATAATATAATAATTAAATTTGTTAATGTTCAAAATTTAAATAATAAAATATCAATAATTACGTCAAGTGGTAATGTTACAATTACAATTACAATTACTATTATATTAAATGTATTAAAAATATCAAATTATGATTTAAATAAGGAATTAACAAACATTAATAATATTATAAAAATATACTGTGATATTAATCAAATTGATATTTATTTTGATAAATATGATTATATATATAATACTAATCAAATTATAACAAAAGTTAATGATATTTTATATACATACACTAATAAAAAAAATATAAAAAATATAAAAAATATAAATCTATATAATGTATCAGATGAATCTAAAGCACTAATGAATGAATTAAATACATATAAAAATATTGTTATGGATCCAAATAAAAATCCAGATACTTATTTAAATTATATTAAATCACGTATACCAAATAATTATAATATAGAAATTTTTGATGTTAAAAAATCAAATGATTTTCCATTAACACAAGCAGTTGGTTTAGGATCAAAATATACAGGATATTTTGTACATATTTCACCAAAAGTAGAAAATAATAATAATAAAAATATATACTTAGTTGGCAAGGCAATAACATATGACTCTGGAGGAATGAATATTAAAAATGCACATATGAAAGATATGAAAGTTGATATGACAGGATCAGCTATTATAATTAGTGTTCTTAACTTATTAAATAAAAATAAATATGATTCAAAATATAATTTACATTTAATATTACCAATAGTAGAAAATATGATTAGTAACAAGGCAGTTAGACCCGGTTATGTTATTACTACAATGAATAAGGTAACAGTTGAAATTGATAATACTGATGCTGAAGGTAGATTATGTTTAGCTGATGGTTTAGAATATATTCAAACAAAATTATTATTAAATAAAGATCCATCTAAATGTTTAATAATTGATATTGCTACTTTAACAGGTAACACAGAAGCTATTACAAATGGAATATCTAGTATTGTTATGTTTAATAAAAAAGGTTCTGATTATATTAAAAAATTATCAAAAATTGGAGAATATATTGGTGAATATATAGATATTCTTAAAATTCGTAAAGAATATATTGATTATCTTGATAGTAAAGTAGCCGACCTTAAAAATTGTTCTGATAAATGTAAATCAGGTTGTATATTAGCAGGAGTTTTTTTAAATTATTTTGTTAATAAAAATATACCTTGGATTCATATTGATTTATCTAAATCAGCCTTTCTAGATCAAATAGCTCAATCACACGGTGTTAATCTATTATTTGAATTTTTGAAAAATATTGAATAATATTAAAATTATTAAATTTATATATATAGATTAAAATAATGGTTTTATTTGATGTTGTATTAAGATTAGATGATACTGAATATCCACAATTAAATAATTTAAAAAAAAATAAACTTGATAATATTTTAATGAAAATTTTTAAATCAGGTTATCAAATACATTTTCCGTCACAAGATAAAATTGAACAACATGTTGAATATAATGAAATAATTGAAAGAATAGAAAATATAAAGAATGAAATTAAAGATGAAATTAATAATTCAGAAATTGGAGATAAAATTAATTCTCTTGAATCTAGTTTAACTAAATTAATTGGTTTGTCATCAAATTCATGTAAAAAAGGTTCATTTGGTGAAAATGTATTAGAAGAAATTTTTAATCAACGTTATGGTGACATACAATTTGAAAAAAAAAATAATGTTGCTCATTCAGGTGATGCATGGTTATATTTACCAAATAATAAAATTATTATGTTAGAAAGTAAAAATTATACAACAACAGTTAATAAAGATGAAATTATTAAACTACAATCCGATATGATAAATCATCATATTAAATGGAGTATATTAACAAGTTTTAATTCTGGTATTCAAGGTATGAAAGAATTAGATTTTCATACATTTTCTCATAACAATGAAACATACTTTGTATTGATTATTTCTAATTTATCAAGTGATATACATAAATTAGATTTAGGATTACAAATTATTAGAAAATTAATAGTTAGTATTGATAATTTGCCTGAATTCCCATGGATTGTAAATGATATCACATCTAGTTTAAATGAATTAACACAAATTATACAAAAAAATTATTTCTTAAGAGATTCATATTATAATATGGAAAGAGACATACAAAAATCATTATCTGGATTTCATATTAATTTGAGAAACTTTCAATATGAAATTGAACTTAAAATTAATGAAATTATAAATAAAATTAAATTAAATATGACGACATCTATTGATATAAATAATAATAATATTTATCAAGAAATTTTAGATAAATATAAAGATAAAAAAATATTACCTATTATTGTACGACTTATTGATATTGCACAAAATAAAAAATGGTGTATTAATTATGATAATACTTTGGGTGAATGGAAAATATCTAATGAATTTGTTGAAATTTGTAATGTTAAAATTCAACAAAAAAAAGCTATAATTAATATATTATCTAATAAAGTATCAATAACATTAAATATTGGTAAAGATAAAGAAAATAATAAAAATTTGGAAATAATGAATTCACTCTAAAAATGTTTTTATGATTCTACAATTATTAGGTAATTCACTCTAAAAATGTTTTTATGATTCTACAATTATTAGGTAATTTCATCAAATCATTAAAAACATTTGATTTAAAATATTCGTTTGGTTTTTTTATTGTATTCATTAATAATTTTGATTCTGATATATTCCATAAATTATCTATAGAACCAGGATTATTTTTATGTATTTTATCTATTAGTTTATAATTAAAAAACAATCCTATTTGTTTTCTTAAATTTTTCATTAAAAGTTCATGATGTTTTTTATTTTTTATATGTATATCTATTAAATATTTAGCAGATAGACCACCTAATAATGGTCCATCATATAAATCAAATAAAAATGTATAAACATCTCTGTATTTATTTTTGATTTCAAAAATATTATTTGGATTTAATTTAATTACATCTTCTAATGTTGAATTATTTTTTAGTATATTTAATGAAAATCCAAAATCATTTATTTTAATATAGATTCCATTTGCTGGTAAATAATATTTTTTACCTAAATGATTATATTCAACATAATCTAATGATTCAAAATCATTTTCTACAACAGCTAATATATTTCGTAAAAATAAATCATTATGAATAAAATCTGGATAATCTTGATGAATTTTATCTAATGTTAATAATAATTGGAATATAATACGTTTCATATAAATATTAAAATTAATAATTTTATCATTAATTTTTTGTTTATTTTTTAATAATATTTCTAATTGTTCCGATATTGTTGTTGGACAATTTTCTAATACTAAAATAGTTGCTTTTTTTTCTAATATTTTATTTGTGTAATCACTTTTCATATTACATAACATTTCAATAGTATTATCTCTTTTATTTTTAGGCATTATTATTTTTTGATCTAATGTTAAACATTTAGTAGGAAATATTATTTTTATATCTTCTAATATATATTTATTATATATACCAACAATATGTGGGGTTTTATTATTTATAATATATGTATTTGTTAATGTTTTATAAATATTACCTTCTAATGTATCATTATTATGTTTAATTTTATGTAATTTATTATTGTAACTTGGTATTAATTTAACAACATAATCATCATTAACTATTATTATATTAGAACTACCACCAGAACCAATTAATATATTTAATTTATTTTTAATAACTATTTTTTTAATCATATTTTTAATTTCTAAATAATCTTTATTAAAAATAGTTAGTTTATGATTAAAATCCATGATATTATATTATAGAATTTTATAAAAAAATTGATAATAATTAAAGTTATATTATTATTATCAATAATTTTAATGTATAAAATTGATGATAATCTATATGATAGACAAATTCGCACATATGGTGAAGAAGCTGTTAATAAAATTTCATCTAGTTCTGTTCTTATTATGGGACTTGATGGAGGTCTTGGAACAGAAATCTCAAAGAATCTTACACTTTGTGGAATTAAAAATATTTATCTGTTTGATAATAATATTATTAATCTTGATGATACACTTACTGGATATTATTATTCTGTAGATTCAATAGGAAGCTCTAGATCAACTACACTTTTATCAAAGCTTCAAGAATTGAATCCATATGTTACAATTCATACTACAGATACAATTGATAAAAAACAAAATGTTACTATTTTAGTAAATCAACCAACTAATATTGTTAAAATAATAAGTGAACATTGTAGAAAAGATAATTCTAAACTAATTGTTCTATATTCTAAAGGTATTAGTGGTGTTATTTTTGTTGATGCTGGTATTAAGCATATAATTACTGATACAACTGGTGAAAATCTGGAACCTGTTCAAATAGGTGAAATTATGCAAACAGGAATAATTAAATGTGCACAACATTCATCACATGATTTTCAATCTGGAGACTATATTACGTTATCTAATCTTCAAGGTGATAACATTGATCAACTTAAAAAAGAATGGCAAATTAAAGTTATCAATAAAACAACATTTGAACTTTTAAATTTTATTGATATTAAACCGTTTGTTTTTATTAATGGTACAGCTAATCATGTTAAAAAAACTATTGAAATAAATCATCAATCTTGGAATGATCAATTATTAAATCCAACAATTGGTTTTTCATTTGATATGGATACATCAGCTAAACTTGTTGAAACATATATTAAAATGTATGACACTAATCATGATGATAATAATATTAAAATGTATGACACTAATCATGATGATAATAATATTAAAATGTATGACACTAATCATGATGAAAATAATATTAAAATGTATGATAGTAACTTTGAACAAATGCCGTATATTTGGTCATCCAAAAATAAAGAATTTCTAGATAAAAAATTAATACCATTACAAAATCATGCTAGAACTTTTCATTATGAAATTATGCCTGTTGTATCACTGATGGGGTCAATTACTGCATCAGAAGCTATTAAATTAGTAAGTAACAAATATACACCAGTTAATCAGTGGTTTACATGGTATGATGATTCGCTTTTGCCAAAAGATATGCCAAAAGATTTATCAAATGTTAAAACAGTTTATGGTGTATTTTATGGTATTGAATTTGAAAATAAGTTAATTAATTCAAAATGGTTTATGGTTGGTTCTGGTGCTATTGGTTGTGAACATCTTAAAAATTTAGCTTTAATGAATGTAGCAAATAGTAGTTTAGGTGATAAAGGTGAAATCATTTTGACTGATCCTGATACAATTGAAAAATCAAATCTAAACAGACAATTTCTATTTAGGTCGCATCATATTGGTAAACCAAAAAGCCAAACAGCAACAGATGTTTTAAAAGTAATGTTTCCTAACATACAAATTACAGCACATGTACATAAAGTTGGGTCTGATAATATTGATTTTTCTGATTCAATAATGAATAATGTTACAGGTGTACTTAATGCACTTGATAATATTAGTGCTCGTAAATTTATGGATGATCAGTGTTTTAAATACGGTATTCCATTATTTGAATCAGGAACAACTGCAACTAAAGGTAATACACAACCAGTAATACCATTTATAACTGAAACTTATTCTGCATCATCTGATCCGGAACAAGAAAAATCATTTCCAATGTGTACAATTAAATCATTTCCGAACGAAATAAGTCATACGATTCATTGGGCTATGGATCAATTTGAATTTTTTAATAGAGGTCCTTCAACGATGAATAAATGGATTAAAAACCCAACATTTTTAAATGAACTAAGTCAAGTTGAAAAAACTATTGCAGAAGAAGATATTATTCTATTTACTTGTAAATATCCAACACAGTTAAAAAAAATAAAGGAATGTGCACAATGGGCTGTTGATATGTTTGTTGAAAATTATAATAATTCAATTGTTCAACTATTACATACATTTAGTCCAACACATCAAGTTACACCAGGTATTTTATTTTGGTCAGGTGGAAAACGATGTCCGCAACCTATTAATTTTGATATTAATAATACCCTACATGTTGACTATATTGAAGCTACAACACATATATTAGCAAGGTGTTCTGGTTTAATTGATAATTTTACACGTAATGAACTATGTGAAATGATATCAGAATATACACCTAAAAAATTTGTTCCAACTGATAAACAAATAGCAACAAATAATTCTGAATTAGAAAATAAAACAAATATATTAGGAACACCTAACGGCTTCAGTATCGATGATACACGTGCACCTAACGGCTTCAGTATCGATGATACACATGCACCTAACGGCTTCAGTATCGATGATACACGTGCACCTAACGGCTTTATTGCAAATTTTAAACCACAAGAGTTTGAAAAAGATGACGATACAAATTGGCATATTGATTGGATAACTGCTGCATCAAATTTACGTGCAAATAATTATAATATCCCATGTGCTACAAAACAGCAAACAAAAGGAATTGCAGGTCGTATTATTCCTGCTATTGCCACAACAACTGCAGCAGTTTCTGGGTTAATATTACTTGAAATGCTTAAATACTTGAATGGATTTAAGCAAGTCGATTTATATAGATCATCATTTATTAATCTTGCAGAACCGGTTGTTGTATATTCTGAACCAATTAAAGCATCAATGATTGATGTTGCTGGAAGTAAAATAAACTCATGGACTAAATTTGAATATATACATAATTCAACACTCGATGAATTTAAAAAATATTATGAAGAATTATTTAAAATTAATATTTCTATGATTGTTGTTGGTAATGCAATGGTATATGCTGATTTTCTTGGTGACGAATCTTTAAATAAAACATTATATGATATTATATTATCATTAGATAATACTTTAATACAATCCAATGTAGTATTTAATATTATGTCAGATATGGAAAATATAGATATTCCAGCTATTATAGTTAATCTTAAAAAATAAATTTATTTTATATAATATTAGTTACCTTTACCATCACCATCACCATCATCGTCACCATCACCATCACCATCACCATCACCGTCATCGTCACCGCCTTCATCACCGCCTCTATCATCATCATCGCTATCGTCACCACCTTGTGTACGACTCCATAAAAAATAACCACCTAATAATACACAACCAATAATTAATGGCAAACCCATACCACCCATAACTGATCCGATAGCAGTGCCTGTACTATCAATCAACTTTGAACCAGCAGTACCTGTACTATCAATCAACTTTGAACCAGCAGTACCTGTACTATCAATCACTTTTGAACCAGCAGTACCTGTACTATCAATCACTTTTGAACCAGCAGTACCTACAGATTCAATAATAGCAGCACCAGCAACACCTGCAGCTAAAATATCACCTTGTACTTTTGTTGTTTGTGTTGAATCTAATTTTTCATCTATATTTTCCAACATTAATATAATATTATTCTCATAATCATTAATTATTTTATTTGCAATTTCAGTTTTAATAGTTTGAGAAAATGCACAGTTCATTATATCATTTACAATATTAGTTTGTGTTATATCAGATATGTTAATTAGTCCTGTTACATTAATATTTTTTAAATCAATTGAATTTGTTGATTCGGTATTAGCAGCACAATCTGATAAATTTTTTGAACTTAATATATTATTTAATTGTGTATTAACATCCTTATTTTGATCTAAATTAAAAGTGTCTTTAAGTTTATATGTATCAATAAGTTTTTTTGTATTATCTTCTGTTGTTGTTTGTCTCACAGAATTACCAGCACTAACTTTCAATATATCAGTATAACTATCAACTATACCAGATAATGATGAACCTGTATTTTCATTAGCCAATACTTTTTTAGTATCATTTGATAATTGTTTAGATGCAGAATCAATTTGTTCATTAATTATATTACTAATATCATTTATTACATTATTGGTTATTTCTTGTACAAATTTTGCATCTATTTCTTGTGAAATATCAGTTGTCTGATTAACATTCGTATAATTAAAACCCGACCCTGTTACACCATTCACACTCATTTTATTCGATACAGCAATAGTTCTCAATAAATTAGCTGAGTTTTTATTAACAGCATTAGTTATAGCTGATGATAATAAGTTAACAGTGCCAGTAATAAGTTTACTTTGATCTATATCTTTACTTATTTCTGTAATATCAGTGGTTCTTTTGTCATTTTTTATTCTTGTTTTATTTCCAAAACTTTGACCAAAATGTTCAATATTTTTATTTTTATTTTCATTTTGTATTTTAGATTGTAAATATAATGCATCTGCAAAATCAATACTAAATGCATAAATATTTATAATTTTATTATATGTTGATAATGTTATTATATTTTCTAAAATTGATTCCCAAATACTGAGTATAATTTCAGATAATTTACTAATATATAATTCATTAAATAAACAATCATAAGATAAATTATTACTACACTCTTTTGATCTTATTATTTCAGGTGTTAATATATTAGATAATATGGATACTAAATCAAGTACTGTATTTATTTTTAAAGATGTTGATAATTCTAATTCTAAACCTAAATTAGTTGCTATATTATTAATTTCTTTACTTGATAAATTTGTTAATCCGGCTAAATGAACTAATTTAACATGTAAACCTGATAAATTATTATTAATTTTTAATTCTTTAATTAATAATAAAAATTGTTCACCAAATGTTTCTGCTACTAATTTAATAATTATTTTAATTTTATCACTATTAGATAATATACCAATTTTTAATATTTCATTTTTATTTTTTCCAATTGCAATTTTTAATGATTTTGATAATATATTGGTTATACCTGCTAATATTTTATCACGATTTAATGTTACACTTTTATTAACAAATGGCGCCCATTTTAATTTCATAATATTATTAATATCTAAATCAATTGATTGTGAAACATTTGAGATATTTTTTTTAATTTGATAATACGAATATTGATCTTTTAATTGATCTTTAAATTGATAATTATTTTGATTTTTTATTAATTCCATTATACCTAATGGAATATTTCCATCTAGTACTTTATTATAATAATTCATATATAATAATATATAGAAATTATTCAATAAAAAACTAAAGAATTTTTTATATTATAAATAAAATTGAAAAACATATATAAAAAATATCTAATCTTTAGTATTAAAATGAAACTTATAAGTCCATATCGAAATATTAAACAATATACTCGTATTTCTGTCGAACCATATCACATGAATTCAGATATTAGAAATAATATGAAAATAATATTGAAAAAAAAAGTAGAAAAAAAATGTAATAAAAATGGTTTTGTTGATGAAGTATTCCGTATTATTGATTATTCAGACGGAATGATGCCACCAGAAAATCTTGGTGGAAGTGCTATTTATAATATTACATATCATTGTAAATTATGTATTCCTGTTGAAAATACTTTTATTGTTGGATTAGTTAAAGTTATTAACCAAGAATTAGTTGTTGCTATTAATGGACCAATTATGATTTTTATTCCAAAAGAAAATGTTGATAATAATACTTGGGATATTCCTGATGGTTATATGAATAAAATATCATCTAAAAAATTATTGGTTGGTGATTATATTCAAATTCAAATTGTTGATAAACGAATTAATCAAAATGATAATCAAATTAAAGCAATTGGTCGTTTAGTTGATTTTGCATCGTCTGAAGATGTTGAAATATATTTTGGTCCAAAAGTTGTTTCTGAAAAAAGTATAGATAATACCCTATTAGCTAGTTATGCAAACCATGACTCTAATACCCTATCAGCTAGTTATACAAACCATGACTCTAATACACTATCAGCTAGTTATACAAACCATGACTCTAATACATCATCTACTATTGAATCTGTAAATACTGAAGAACCAGATACAGAATCTAATTATATAATATAATTTTATTTTAGTTTTTTATGTTTGATATTATAATAAATAATTACAATAATTATTCCATAAAATAATATTTTTTTTAATATATTATATTTATTTGGATCATAATAATATATAATGTTATGTGTATTTTTATGATATATTAAATATTTATGATACATATTATATATATCATGTAAACCATCATAAACTAAAGATTCATAACATTTATCTACTACACTTATACGATTAAATAATGAATAATTTATAGCAAGTAAATTAATATATAATGTAGGAAATGTTAAATCATCTATTATTGGAAATATTCCATCAAATGCATATTTTTTAGTTTCTGTAAAATAGTTATTATATTTTGATATATTGTTAGTAGTTAAATATGGTATAGATGTACTACATTTAATAGTATTCAAAAGATGTTTATTATTTTTATATTTAGAAATAACTTTTCTACGAATAATAAAACCATCAAATATATTTATTGTAATAAATAACTTATTACAACATATAATATACAAATCAGGAGGAATAATTTCTTCTAAAAATTCTATCCAAATATCGGTTATATATTGATTATTTATATATTTTTGACGTAATCTATTATTTACCAAATAAATAAATTTACTACAATTCATTTCATATTTAGTATTATGATATTTTTCATTTGTAATACTATGTAAGCATAAAATTAATAATAAACCAGCTATTGATCCTGCTGATGTTCCATATATTTTATGGATTTTTAAATTTTTATTTACAGTCATATATGTTAAAAAGGATGCACAACCAGCAAAATATATACCTGCCATACCGCCACTAGAAATACAGACATTTATATTTTTTGTAGATTCTGGAACATGTATATTTTCATCTTTTGTTAATAAATTAATATAATGTTCAGTACATATTTTTGATTTTTGAATTACAGTTTCTTTTGGAAACATATACTATACTATAATAATATATATATATTATTTAGTCTATCAATTAGTCTTATTATATTAATTTTAAATTTTTAAAAATATCTTTTTCTAAATTATTTAATATTTCATCAGAATAATTGCTAACAATCCAATCATTAATATCAATCTTGTATTTTTTCAAATATATATCTCTTAAAGTTGTTATTTTTTTACTAAAATTTCTAATTATACTTTTAAAACTTTGGTTATCAAACTTTATAAATTTTATAATTTCATTAGCAATATTAACAATATCAATTTTTATATTGTCAATATTTAACATTCGTTGATATACCCACCAAATACACCACACACCGCAAAAACCATTTGGATCGCCTATTTTTTTACATTTTGTATTTTCTAAATTTTCTAATATTTGAAAACTGATTGTTGGTAAAAATTTAAAAGGAGAAAAATATTTGATATCCGGAACAAATTGTCTAAATTTATTTTTTAATAAATCATCAAGTAATTCTGGATTATAGTTTAATCCAATAGGATAGTTTGATCCATTCGGTTCAAATCTTTCAATAGTTTTATTTTTAACATCCCAAAATAAAATATTAGCATGTGAACCATTAGACATTTCAATACCTATAGGAATAACAATATAATTAGCATCTTTAATAATATTTGAAAGTTCATCATCAAAGTAAGATGGAAAAAACATTTTTTGATAAGACCAATTTATTTCTATATTAGAAAAGTCTAATTTATATTGATAATTAATACCAATTTTTTTATAATAATTTTCAAGAGGTTTATTAACTGTTAATGGATAATCTAAAACTACTTTTAATCCCTTTGATTTGAAATCTTGATTAAGTAATAATAACCCAAATAAAATATCTATAGGTGATCCAGTATAGTGACAGTAATTTGTAAAAATTCCATTATCAAAATTTAATTCAATATTAGATAATTTTGGAATTGTTCTTTTTTCTTTTTTAATAATATTTTTTATTTTATTTTTACAAATTTCTTCTGAATTCTTTCCAATAATACCATTTTTTGGTTCAATTATAGTTTTTAATTTATCATAAAAATCAACACTACACTATTTTTCCCAATCTAGTAATAATTCATTTTTATTATTTTTAATTTGATTATAAAATGATTCAGTTAAAATATCCATTAACTCATCAGTTAAAATAATAGATTCTGTATTATTATCTTCTATGAATAAATTTAATGGTTTAGTTACCAATAAATCTCTAAATTTATTTTGTAAATTATTTTTAATAATTTTCATTAAACATGTAACACCTTGATTATTTTGAATATTTAAATCAGATTCTAAAATTATTTTAGTAATAATTGTATTGATATTATCGTTTATATCATTGTCTATATCTTTATACATATCTAATAAAATATGTAAAGGAATTTCACCGTTAATATTTGAAGTATTAAATTTGATATTTGGTTTAGAAAAAAACAATGACAAAAAATGCAAACGTTTATCAATTAAAATATAATGCAATGGTGAATTACCATAAAAATCTGGTAAATTTATATCAACATCTTTATTTAATAACTTTTTAAATAAATCAAAATTATCTAATATAATTGATTGATGTAATATATTTAATCCATAATCTGAATTTATATTATTAATATTAATATTAGTATCTAATAATTTATTTACAACTTCATTATTTTGATAATTAACAGCCATTTGCAAAAGTGTTTCACCAGAATGTGATATAAAATTAAGATTAAATTTATTTTTAATTAAATAATCTATCATATTATTACGTTTATATGTTAAACATGTTACAAAAATATTTGAACCATCATTTGATAATAAATAAGGATCAGCATTATTTTCAATAAGTATTTTTAATGTTTCAAAATTATTAAAAATTACAGAATAATGTAATGCAGTTAATCCTAAACGATCTTTAATATCAACAATTGAAATACCAATAGACAATTTATTAAAATTAATTAATTCATTCAACATTTCAATGTAATTATATTTAATACAATTATATAATATTGATCTACCATCAGAATCTAAAATATCTAATCTAATATTAATATCTTCTACATTATCTGGTTTTAATATTAATTTTAATATTTTATATTGATTATAATTAACAATATATTGAATAAAATAATTATAATTACTATCTCTGAAATCAAAATTTTTTATTTTTTTTGTTTCAATTAAATTATATATTTTATCAAAATTATTATTTTTAAGTAAAATAATAATATCCTCGTTACTAATATTATTACTCGTATTATTACTCATATTATTACTCATATTATTATTAAATATATTAAAATAAATATTGAAAAAATATTGAAATAAATATATAAAGATTATTATATTTATCAATATAATGTCAATTAATGTAGAATATAATACAAAGGAAATTAACCAATTTGTTATGACAAATCTTCTTAAAATGTTAGAGCGTAGAAAATTAATTTCATATTGGTCTGATGAATTTACTAAATTAGGTAATGATATATCTAATAAAACTATATTTGAAATAGTATTATCTGATAAAACTAAATATAGTATTTATTTAGTTAATGCTAAATTAACTTCTATTGTTCAAGGTACACCACTGGATGAATATTTATCTAATAATATTGATGTACATAAAATAATTATTGCAAAAGATGTTGCTAAAAAAGTTGTTAAACAAATTGTATCTGATTATAAACATGCCGAATTCTTTTTTGAAAGCGATATGTTAGAAGATATTCCATCAAAAATATTTATACCAGAACATCAATTGATGACTGAAGAAGAAAAACAAGAGTTGCTTAATAATTTTTCCGAACATGATCTTGGACGTATTTATTTGACAGATATGATGTCACGATATTATGGAGCTAAAATTGGTGATATATTTAGAATCATTCGACCAAGTTTTACAGCAGGAAAAAATGTTTATTATCGTAAAGTAGTTAATAGCTCGTGGGATATTATTTTTTAGAAAATTATTTTTTATCCATTTAATATTATATATGTCTAATATAAGTTATTTAAATAATAATAAACCTTTAATTTATTATTTTTTAAGCGGATTTTTAGGAAAAAATAGCGAAGGTTGTGACACAAAAACAGTACAAAAATTTTTAAAAAATAAAGATATTTATGAATTTAATTCTATAGGCAAAACTTTAAAAATAATTAACTTTGAGTATGATGATGATAATTCAATATTTACATTTAGTAATCTTATCAATAATAAATATTCTAATGATTCATTAGAATATAATTTTATAAATAAAACTGTTAGTGTTAATAATAAAACTGTTAGTGTTAATGATACAATTGTTAATGATAACATAATAAAACATTTTAATAATTTAATATTTATTTTAGGCGAAGATAATCATTCTACAAATTTAGTATTTTTTATTAATGATAAATATTTATATATATTATCAATAAATACTGGTTTAGGAATTGATAATCATGACCAGTTTGATGGGTATTATAGTCCATATTATTGTTTTAAAATCGATATAACAGAATTACAGCCAAAAACACAACAATCATCATCACAAAAACAACAATCATCATCACAAAAACAACAACAACCAAACCAAAATTTAAATATGAAAACGAGCCAGTCTATATTCACATCACAAAAACAACCAAACCGAAATTTAAATAAGAAAATGAACCAGCCTATATTCGCATCACCAAAACCATCAATCAACCCACATCTAAATGATTTTATAAATAAAATAAGTTGTATGCTAATGTTTTCTAAATTATACAATAAACTTGACAATTTTAATAAATCTTTTGTTAAATATAATACAGAGTATCATGATAAAAACATTAATATAATTAAAAATATGGCAAAACAAATAGGAATAGGACCTGCTATTAATAATATATTTAATAACAAATCGCAAATAAAAAATAAAATTAATGATTATATAAATCACGGGTTTTATACTTTATTTATTAATTATATAAAAAATACATTAAATTTTCGTGATGAAACTCGTGATTTTAATAAAATATTAATTGCTAAACTAAACCTAACAGTAGGTAATCAAGATGAATTAAATGATAAAAATAAATTTGAAATAAATAATTTTCACATAAATAAAAGATTATATTTAAAACATCGTTTGTATTTATTTAATGAACAATTTTATATTCATAAACAAGAAAGTGGTTCATGTTCATTTTATTCATTATATTGGGCTATATTAATAGATACTTTATTTAATCATTCATACAACAATTATATACTTATGCTAAAAAAATTTGAAGAAAAAATGTTTAATGAAATACAAACATTTATAACTTTTTTTTATTCAAATAATTATGATTATAATTATCCATTTGTTAGTACTATTTTACATAAATTATCAAATTTACAAATTTTAAATAAGAATAATACTTTAACTGTTGGTAATGTTTTTAATACTGTAACTATTAATGCATCTAGTGAAATAACAGCTAATAATGTCAATTCTACTAGTATCAATCTATCAGGACAAATAACAGCTAATATAGATATTCATGATAATTATTTATATAATAAAAAATTTAAATATGAAAAATCTAAAAAAAAAATATTATCCAACAATTTTATTAAATCATACGATTATTTAAATAGTTTGAATTTGTTGTTAATTCCACCAAATCTTAATACACGACATATGTTTAAAAATGATGATAATACTGATTTTTATAATACAAAAATATTTTTAAGCTTATATAATTGCTTTATAGTATCACCAGAAATATTTAATTTTGATATAAAATCCTTAGAATCTCAACCAATAATACCCTTAAAAAATGCATCACCAAAAAATAAACAGTTTGTAGAAATAATAAATTCTAAATTAGAATCAGCCAAAAAAGAATTTGAAGATTTCAAAAACTATACACAACCTTTACCAAATTATTTAAACATTTATAGTGTGCAATATTATTATATTGCAAAAAGTATTGTAGATTTTTGTTTTAAAAATGTTATATCTGAAAATAATAATATTATTAATTTTTGTAATTTTATTCATAAATTTTTTTTATTTAATAAATTATTTAATTGTCTATTAAAACAAACATTATATAATTATAAACAGAATGATTTTAATAGACAATTAAATATATATAATAATTATGATACAATTTTTGATGAATTTATTATGGATGAACCTAAATTTGCAAAACTATATATTACATCAACATTACAAAAATTAATAAATCATGAAACATTAAGATTATTATTTGACCAATCTAAATTTATAAATAATGATGATGAGTTTAATTTTAATGATATTAATTTTTTTAATCATTTTTGTGATAATTTATTTAAAAATAAATCAACAACCTACTTGGATGGTTTTACGATTAATTTTAATTTTTCTCCACCATCAATTGATAATACTAATAAATTAAAAATAATGCGATATCCAGAAAAACAATTAACATCAATTACACATTTTTTATATGAATATCCTAAATATTTATACCATGATTTTAATAACAATTATATTTTTAATATAAATTATTTTGTTGAAACAAATATAATTGAAATATTAAAAAATGAAAATCATAAAAATAAATTAGATAAATATTATCGTCATTTATTTTTTGATGCTGTCAAAAAAAATAAACTAGAAATTGAAATATATTATTTTGGAAAAAAAATACTTTTACTAAATAATTATAGATTTGAATCTAATACATATGAATTTAGAAGAAATAGTAACTCACCAGAAAAAGAAAAAGAATTAATTGATGAATTATTAATTAAAGAAATTAAAGACATTTCAAAGACATATTCAATTTTTGAAAAAATAATATTAGAAACTGATGATATTGAAACTAAATTAACAAAATATAATTTTGATATTACAGAATTAGAAATGATAGATTGTTTGGAAGAATTTAAATTATTATTTAACACAGATAATGCTAATGTATTTTTAAATAAAATTACTAAAATAATATATATATTTTATGAAAATTATTATTTAGTCATTAATAATGATATTCTTAGATATAATGAAATAAAAATAAGTAGTATAATTATTAATAATAAATATGAAGTTATTAAAAGAGAAAGTATTACTGATTCACTATTTATATATTTTATACCAAGTGCTTGTTTAAGTTTAATTTATAAAATTGGTGATCAGTATAATGTATTATGTATTGCTTCTGAATTTAATAATGATGAATGTGGAGTATTATTTAAAAAAAAGGAAATATCAAATAAATACAAAATATTTAATTATTCTATAGATTCATCTAATTTATTAAATTTATCATTTGATAAAGATCCGGAACAAATAGATAAATTAAATTATTTTATTCAAAATTATGGAGTAAATAATTTAAATTATATTTATTTAAAAGATTGGGATAATAAAGGAGTACAAGAAATAACCAATAATGATTTTAATTTACTATCTTCATTTAATAGTGATTATATAATTACTGATTATGACACATTCTATAAAAAAACAGATACAACAATAAAAGAGACGTTATCAAAAATTGTAACTACAGATGAACAAAAATATATTAATTATTCATTAATAAAAGTAATTGAGGATCTTAATGAAATGAGTTTTTATATTGCACCATCAATAGATGAATATTCAAAATTACTACATTTATCAAACTTATTTACTATTAAAGATACATATACAGATACAGATATAACAAATTCATTAGATAAACTTAATTTTAAAATATCAGAATGTATTATAGATGATAAACCAAAAATTTGTAAAATATTAACTACATTTATAATTGAAATTGATAGTAAGATTATCGAACAATATAATATAATTAAAAATCATATAATTAATAATAAACCAATTTTAGATTTGATGTATAATCCAATAAATATCAGCAATTATACATATTTATTAAAATTACGCATTTTGTGCAATAACCTTTTAAAAGATTTAAATACTGATATAATATTGGATGAAGCAATATGTAGTAAAATAAAAACTATTGAGAATTCATTAAAAGTAATGAAAACTAAATTTAAATATGTTTTTGAATATTTATTTGAATTTATTTTAGGTATAAATGTTCTAGATGAACAATTTAATAAATATGTTGAAATAATTAATAATTATTCCAGTGAAATACAATATGATAAAAAAGATAAAGAATACAATATAGATAAAAATATATTTAATGTATCTAAGGGTGTGATGTTTGGAGGAACTTATACAAATTATCCATTACACCATATAATGATGGGTAAGGGTAAATCATCAGTATTAACGCCATTATTAAGTTTATACTTTTGTTTAATAAAAAATAAAAAAGTATTTATAATAGTACCACCGCATTTAGTAAATCAAACAAAAAAAACATTTATTAATATAATTAAGATTTTTGAATTAGAAAATGATATTTTTATAAAATCTGATAAAGATATAAAGTTAGATTATTTAAAAGGTACAACATATGATAATTCTATATTTTTAATTGATGAATTTGATACTATATTGGATCCATTAAAAAGTAATTTTAATTTAACTGATAAAGAATGTGTAATAGATATAAATATAGAATTCACATCTATTTTTGACAATACAATTAATAATATTATTTCTATTAATAAAGAATATATAAATGATATGGATGAAAAAAATATTAAGACAAAAATAAATGAAATATTAACTAAAATAAACGAAACAAAAGAAATAAAAAATATTAAACTAATAGAAACAGAAATTATTAATGTACTATTAAATATTAAAAATAATATATTAAAATATAATATTAATTGGGGAATTCATCCAGAAAAAGGATATGCAATTCCTTATATGAATAAAGATACACCTTTACTTGAAAGTAATTTTAATTCGATAATTTTAACATTAGTTTTAACATATTATTATTATTATAAAAATTTTTATTTTAATGATGATTTAATATTTGACGATAACTTAGTTAGTACATTTATTTATCATAATTTACAAAATAATGTAGCAGATAAAAAAAGATTTGAGTTACCTGATATTCCTCAAGAAATACAATTATATTTAAATGATTTAAATTTACAAGATAAGAAAAATATATTAAAGATAATAATTGTACCAACAATCATAGAATCTATTAAATTATGCGGACATCAATATAATTTATCTTTTGTTGATATAATTAATATACCTGGTGTTTATAAGATTGGATATTCTGGAACTGTAAATATTGATCTACCTGAAGATTTGGATGCTCATCATAAATTTACAAAAGATAAAATTACTGGAGATTTAGATGAAAAATATAATGTATATTATTCATTATTAGTTAATGATATTATTATGCCACAATCACATATGTTAGAGAAAAATTTAAATAAGGATAGTTTATTGTTTTTACTAACAGATGATTATATAAATATTAATAATTACGATGCTATAATTGATACAGCAGGATTATTTAGATATGAATCAAACGAAAATATTGCTAAAATATTACATGATAAATTAAATAAAAGATCTATAATATATTTAAATAATCAGGATGATGTTTTAATTTTGGAAAATGATATTAATCAAAAATATGATTCAAATAATTTATATACAACCCCATTTTTCTATTATAGTCAAAAACATACTGTCGGTATTGATATTAAACAAGATAATTATCCTATTCTTAATGGGTTGTGCTTAATTGATAAATTAAATACATATACTGAAGTAGCACAATCTGTTTTTAGATTAAGAAAATTAAACCAAGGACATACTATTCAATTATTTTGTATAAATAAAGTTGATATATCTAAAGGCGAAACAATAGTAGATATATCTACAGGCAAAAGAATAATAGATATAGACAAAACAATAGTAGATATATCTACAGGCAAAAGAATAATAGATATAGACAAAACAATAATAGATATCTTAACTAATAATGAAAATAATAATAATAAATTAAAAAAAGAAAATTTACAATATCAAATTATTAAAGCTAATATTAGAGCTAAAGGTGCTAAACATAATATTAATAAATTAGATAAAAGATTCAAAGAAAAAGTAAAATATTTCTTTATCGATGATGATTATAATAAAAATGATAATAACACATATATTCTTAAAGACATTTTATCCGTTAGTAGTATTGATAATATTGAAGCAATAATTGATAAGAATAAAGAATTAATTGATGATATTGGTGTTAAAAATTTAGTATATAATCTTAAATCATTATCATCTTCAACAATGGAAAAAGAAACATTACAAACTGCTACAAATACATCATCAAGTGTATTAAGTAAACCAATTCCAAATAAAAAATATAATTTGATAGATTCGGATTTTAGCTATTTTAGTCATAATTATATTAGTAATGATACAGAAATTTATGAAAAAAATGTTATACTTTATACTGATTATGATTTGAATTACAGAATATTATTTAATCCATCGCTATTAACAAGTTTAACACAAATTGATGATGAAATATTGTATATAGATAAATCAGCATATTTTAGTCCATTATTAATAGTATGTAAACTCATAGATAATATATATCTTAAAATAATATTATGTGAATCGACTGATATTTTTTTATATAATGATTATTTAATTATAAATCATTTTGGAAATATAATTAATAAAACTGAAAATACTGAAAATAATGAAAAATTAATAACATTACTAAAACAGAATAATTTTATTGATTTATTACACCCAAATAATAGTATTTTTGATTATTATTTTGTTAATAAAAATATTATTTTCTTTCATATATTTTTTAAAATTTTTAATTCTAATCATTATCATTATCATTATCATTATCGTTTTATAAATAAAATATATGATTATAGTAATAAATTTAATAATACTAATTTAATTAATGAAATTAACAAATTATAAAATTAATGATTTATAAAATAGTTAATTTTAATTTATATATATATATATAAATTAAAAATGGAAAAATATTTAGAAATAAATAAACCTTTATTTCATTATTTTTTAAGTGGATTTTTAGGAAAATATGATTCTGGATCTTATACATACATCGTTACAGAATTTTTAGAATTAAATGAACTTTATAATTTTAATAATAATGAATTAAGATTAAATACAGATGTAAATAAACATAAAATTACATCAAAAAAAATAACAAAAAATAAAACATCAATAATACTACAATTAGATAAAGATTATACTATTATTAAAGATTTAAAAATTAATAAAACAGATTTTGAGACATTTATTGATAAATCAATATTTGTAATTAATCAAGATACACATGCAACAAATTTATTATTTTTTATTAATGATGGTAAATTATATATATTATCAATAAATAGTGGTTTAGGAATTGATAACCATATATCACGCGATGGATACTATAGCCCATATTATTGTTTAAAAATAGATTATTCTGATAAAAATATTAATGAGATTGTCTATAATATAATTTCTATAATTGAATTTTCTAATTTATATTATACACTTAGGAATTATATAATCAATAATGATTATGATAAAATTATTGAGTTAGCTAAATTTTTAAAGATTTATGATGAAATTAACGATCTTTTTTATAAAGGTGGAGTAAAAATAGAAGACGACGAAATATTGACAAATATTAAAGATTATATAAGTAAAAATTTTTATTATTTATTTATTAACTATTTAAATAAAACATTAAATTTACACGATGAATCATCAGAGTTTAATCAGATATTAATAGAAAAAAATAAAACAAAGGTTGATAAACTATCTGATCAAAATTTATTTATTAAAAATGATGATATTAATACTAATAAAAGATTATATTTAAAACATCGTTTATATTTAATTCATAATAATATTTATATTCATGAACAAGAAAATGGGTCATGTACATTTTATTCATTATATTGGGCTAGTTTAATAAATAGTTTATTTAATGACGGCTATGATAGCTATGTTAAAATGATAAAAAAATTTGAAAAAGTAATGTTTGACAATATTACACTTTTTTTAAAAAATATTAAAATTGATTTTAAGTATACGTATAATTATTCATTATGTAGTACTATTTTAAATAAATTATCAAATTTAAATATTTTAAATAAAAAAGATACAGATATACATGATTTATATTTATATAATAAACAGTTTAGTTATAAAAAATTAAAATTAAAAACATTACATACAGGGTTATCTTTTCAATATTCAGATAGTTTAAAATTTATTCTAATACCACCAACTGATAAAATAATTAAAATATTTAAAGAAAAAGTCGAACCACTAACATATATTTTTTTAAGATTATATAATTGTTTTAAAGATACACCTGATATTTTTGATATATCTCATAAAAAGTTCACTAACTATTATATTAAATTAAAAAAAGAAACAAAATCAAACACTAAAATTTCAGAAAATGAAAAAGTAATAAATAATAACATATTATCAGCTTATACTAATATGATTGATTATTTAAAATATCCATCAAATCACTTAAATATTTACAGCATACAATATTATTATATTGCAAAAAGTATTTGTGAAAATGATTATAAAATTATTGATTTTTGTAGTTTTATTTATAAATTTTATTTATTTAATAAATTATTTAGAACCCAAATATTTAAAACTTTATATTCTTATCCTAAAATTAAACAACAAATAACAGATTCTGTTAATGATTATAAATTAAAAATCGTGTTTATATTTTTAAATAAGAATATGAGAACAGACATAATTAAAAATACATTACTTAGAATGAAATTTAAGTTAGATTTTGAATTAAATGAAGATGATTTTGATAGTAATGATATAAATTTTTTTTTAGATGATTTTTTTGATAAATTATCTAAGAATAGTGAATTTGGTTATTTAGATGGATTTACAATTAATTTTAATTTTCCCAACCAAATAAAAAAAATAGATAAAAAATTTAAAGATATGATATATCCTAAAGAACAATTAGACGCAATGACGGAATTTTTATATAATTATCCTGAATATTTATACTATGATTTTAATGCTAGATATTTTTTTAATATAAATTATTTTGTTGAAACAAATATAAATGAAATATTAGGAAATGATATTTATAAAAATAAATTAGATAAATGTTATCGTTGGTTATTTTATAATGCAGTAAAAAATAATATTGCATCAGAAATAAATTATTTTGGTAAAAAAATATATTTACTAAATAATTATAGTTTTCAATCTAATGATTATGATTTTAGAAAAAATCGTAAATCTATAGATAAAGAAAATGAATTAATTAATAAATTAAAAGATGATTCTTCCAAAGGTTATACGCATTTTTCAACTTTAGAGATAAAAAATTATGATATTATATTAAGATTACAAGAGAATAGTGCGCTTAATGAATATATAAATGTAATTTGGTCTAAAGAATTTAAATTATTATTTAACACAGATGATAAACATATTTTTATAAATGAAAAAAAAAAGAGTTTATATATATTTTATGAAAATTATTATTTATTTATTTATTATAAAAGCTCATATTCAAAAATGAACATACAAATACTTAACATTGCTATTTATGAATTTAGTGATTATAACGATATTGTTATAAAGTACGATGTTATAAAAAGAGAAAATATTGATAAACCATTTAAATATTTTATACCTAGCGCTTGTTTGAGTTTAATTTATAAAAAAAATGACAAGTATAATGTATTATGTGTTGCTTCTAATTTTAATAAAAATGAGTATAAACAATTATTTGGAAAAATAATAATATTAACACCACCAACTATTCTATTTAATTATTCTTTTGAATCATCTAATTTGTTAACTTTATCTTTTGATAAAAATGTTGATCAAATAAAAAATTTAAATTATTTTATTAATAATTATGGAATAAATAATTTAAATTATATTTATTTTAAAAAATGGAATACTTATGGATATCAACAAATAACTAAAAATGATTTTAATTTATTATGTTTATTTAATAGTAATAATAACATAATTGATTATTATTTAATGTATTTAAATAAAGATACATCATTAATATCATATTTATCGGATGGTGGAGATAAATATAAATATAAATATAAATATATTAATTATTCATTATTTAATGATACCATTTTTTCTGATAATATTGAATTAGATGATTATATTAAATTAGAAGATATTGATATTAAATTAGAAGATGATTATATTAAATTAGAAGATATTGATATTAAATTAGAAGATATTGATATTAAATTAGAAGATGATTATATTAAATTAGAAGATATTGATATTAAATTAGAAGATGATGATATAAAATTAGAATTAGAAGATAAAGATATTAAAATAAAAAATTTAATAAAATTATATAAGAATGATTCAACAAATAATGATTCAATAAAAAAACTTTTATTTAAATTATCAAAATGTATAATAAATATAAATGAAATTAAATCTAAATTAGTTAATTTTAAAGAAAATATTAATAACCAAATAAATGATTTAGATAGTAAAATTAAAATAGATATATTAAATAATAAACCACTAATAGACTTAAATGTTGATTCAAATAATATCATTAAATATACATATTTAAATAAATTAGATAATATATGTAATGAATTATTACATGAAGATAATTTAGATGCATTTTGTAGTAAATTTAAAACAATACATAATTTATTAAAAATACGAAAATATAATTTCCGTTATGCTTTTGAATTTTTATTTGAATTTATTTTAGGTATAAATGTTCTTGATGAACAATTTAATAGTTATATTAATATAATTAACCATTATAATAATTATAAAAATAAAGATCAATATATAAAAACTGATAAAGAATACGAAATTAATGAAGATATATTTAATGTTAGAAGTAGTATATCATTTAAAAAGATTTTGCAAATAGGTGGAAATTATCCATTACATCATATAATGATGGGTAAAGGTAAATCCGCAGTATTAACACCATTATTAAGTTTATATTTTTGTTTAATAGAAAAACAAAAAGTATTTATAATAGTACCCGAACATTTAAAAATTCAAACAAATGCAACATTTAATAATATCATTAAAATATTTGAATTAGATGATAAAATTATTATAAAATCTGATAGAGATATAAAGTTTGATTATCTAAATGGCGAAACATATGATGATTCTATATTTTTAATTGACGAATTTGATACTATATTGGATCCATTAAAAAGTAATTTTAATTTAACTAATATAAAATCTAAAAAAAATCTAAGTAAAATGAAAGAAGATTATAAATTATTAACTGTAATTATTGAATTAATTGATAATATATTTAAAAATATTAAAAATATTAATGATGATATTAAAAATAATATAGATAAAATAGTAACTGATAAACAATTTACAATTTCTAAACAAATAGTAAATGAAATTGTTTATGTATTATTAAATATTAAAAATAACATATTAAAATATAATATTAAATGGGGTATTCATCCAGAAAAAGGATATGCGATACCTTATATGGGTAAAGATACGCCTTTAATTGATAGTAATTTTAATTCACAAATTTTAATACTAGTTTTAACGTATTATTATTATTATATTGAATTATATAATTCAAATAAATCAATAGAAATTATATTTAATGATAACTTAGTTAGTACTGTTGTTTATCATAAATTACAAGATAATATAATAAATTATAAAAAAATAGAATTACTAAGTAGACCAGATATAATAAAACATGAATTTAATAATTTATTGAATGAAATAAAGGAAAAAACATTATATGATATAATATTACCAAAGATTATAAATTCAATTGAAATATCTACTGAACAATATAATTTATCTTTTGTTGATATAATTAATATACCTAATGTTTATAAAATTGGGTATTCCGGAACTTTAAATATTAATCTACCTGATGAATTAGAATCTGATAGTAAATTTACAAAAAAAAACATAACCGAAGATTTAGATGAAAAATATAATGTATATTATTCATTGTTGCTTAATCCTATTATTATGCCAACTACTGAAGAATTAGAAAAAAAATTAATTACTGATAGTTTATTGTTTATTAATACAACTGATTATATAACTGATTTAAATAATTACGATGCCATAATTGATACAGCTGGTTTATTTAGATATGAACAAAATAATAATGTTGCAACAGAATTAAATAAAAAATTAAATAATAGACCAATAATATTTTTAAATAATGATAATGATATTTTGGTTTATCATAATGAAAAATATAACAAGTATGATCCAAATACAGAATATAAAAATGCATTTTTCTATTATAGTCAAAAACATACTATAGGTATTGATATTAACCAAAATAAATATCCTATTCTTAGAGGCCTATGTTTAATAGATAATTTTAATACATATACTGAAGTAGCTCAATCTGTTTTTAGGTTAAGAAAATTAAATCAAGGTCATACTATTCAATTATATAGCATAAATATAAATGATGATTATAATATAGATGATGTTACAGATATATTAGTTTATAGAGATAATGAAAATAAAAAATTAAAATTTAAAAATTTAACATATCAAATTATTAAAGCGAATGTTAGAGCAAATAGAAAATTACATAAATTACAGAAAACAAAAGAAATATTTAATGAAAAAATAAAACATATATTTATGGAAGATAACTATGATAATATTGAAGATAATCAAGTAATTTTTAAAGGAATTTTAACTGAAACTGAAATTAAAAGTCAGCAAAAATTAATTGATATTATACTTTTAAATGAAACATCTAAACTCAAAGAATTAGTATATAATATTAACTCATCATCATTTGCGATAAATGAAGAAATATCAACCCAAATTAATATGAATATTGATCAATCACGAATAAAACAAATAGATTATAAAATGAGTAATTTAGATAAAATAAATTATAGTGAATATAGTCATAACTATAAGTATAATCGTTGTAAAAAAGTAATAAATTATAAAATACCTGGTTTAGATAATGTATTGTTTAATCCATCAATTTTAACAACATTAGATGGTTATTTTAATCCATTATTATTAGTAATAAAAAAAGATAATCTGAATATAATTATAATTCCATCAACAGATATTTATTTATATAAAAATGATTTAATTTTAAATATTTTGGGGAATAGTATTAATTATGATTTATTTAATGAAGAACCAAATATAGAGAAAATAATTGAATTACAAAAAAATAGTTATTTTATTAAATTTTTATCAAATGATATTGATATATCTGATTATACATATCAGATTTTATATTATATATTTTTAATAATTAATGGTGTTAAAAAAAATATTAATTACAATGATGTTAAAAATATAGAAAGTATATTTAGAAAATTACAATCTAGTAAATTAAAAACAGAAATAAACAATATCATAAAAACAGAACCGATCAGTTCATAATATAGATTCTTTAAGGCAACAAAATAAACATCCTAATGATTTTATTTAACTTGTTCTTATTATATTTTTTAACTAATTATATAACATAATTAGTTAAAAAAATTGATAGAAAAATATATATAGATATATTATATTATAGTTATTAATAATGTACCAACCATATATATTTGAATTAGAATCTGGAAACTCTGATAATTTAAAAACATCATCGTCAAATGATATATTATTAAGTTCAACAATAAATATACCGCTAATAAGTTTAGGTTTTCATAATTTTTTACATCGTACAAAAAGTGCAATGTCTATTACAAATAAGTTACAAACTAAAAATGAATTTTATTATATAATTAATCCATTTGAACATATAATTCCTAATTACGAGGATTCATTAAAAAATTTAACTGAACATTATTTAGGGATTAAAGATGCTAACCCTGCTATTTTATCTAGCTCGTTTTATAAAATGTGGGAAATATTATATTTGTTTGGCATTGCAGATAAAAAAGAATTATCTTATGCATCTTTAGTAAATAGTGATGGCGGTGAATCTTTTATTCAAGCTGTAATTAATTATAGAGAAAAATTTGGTTCTGGCGTATCAAATGATAAACTTTTTAATGTATCTATACAAACAGAAAAAGAAAAATATACAGATAATCAATTTTTAGGTAATAAAACTAATACAACTAAAACAACTAAAAAAGCTAAATCTTATACTGCTAAAGATAATATTTCTAAAATAAATACACTTAAATTATTTAAGAAAGATATTGAACAATCAAAAAAATATTTAGATCTAGTAACAGCTGATGCTGAACTTGAATGGGAAAATATTAATTATCAAGAACAAGAAGGATATCAATTAATATTAGGTGAAATAGTTGCAGCACTTAGGGTTCAAGCAAAGGATGGTGCATTTATTTTGAAAATTTTTGAAACTTTTACAATTCCTTCAATTAAGATGATATATTTATTAAGTAGTTTTTATGAAAAAACTTATATTTATAAACCATATTATTCAAGAGCATCTGAATCTGAAAAATATGTTATTTGCAAGGGTTTTAAATATGATCAAAAAAAAGATGCCAGTGAATTAAATGTTAAATTAAAATCATTAGAAAAAGTATTAGAAGGTATGAATTCAAATAATTTTTTATATGATATATATTATGATATGTCATTACCAAATGGATATTTAGATAAATTCAAGTTTATGAATATTAAAATTGCAAATCCTCAACAAATTATGATTAATGAAATTGTTATATATATAAAAGAAAATAATTATTTTGGTGAAAAATATCATAAACATAGAGACCAACAAATACAAGCAACAAAGTGGTGGGTATCAAATTTTTATCCACCATCAAATAATCTTCATGAAAAAAATAAAGAAGAATTACAAAAATTATTAACATTAGCAATTGAAAAAAATAATATTGAACAAACACAATTTATTTCAACATTGGTTAAATAATAAATAAATTTTTTTACACCTTTGCACATTTAAAACGCCGATTTTTAAATAATTAGTTAAAGAAATATCAATATATAATATTAGCAATGAATAGTAAGAGGTCTAACGATTTGTTCATTAAAGGTTTGAATTATTACGATGACAATCGGTTAAGCTATATGCAAAATAATTCTTTTTTACCTTATAAAACTTCATATCCGTTTCAAGACGGATACTAACCAAATTTTTACACCGTCGGTATTATTGAAAAAGCGTTGCGTTTTCAATAACATTTTTGTTTATTTTTATCGTTGTTAAGTCGGCGTTTTAAATGTGCAAAGGTCTAAAAAAATAGATTTGCAAAATTCTCAAATATTTGCTCTTTTGTTTTATCACGGTAATGATAGATGCCATATTTGGTGTTCCGTACAGGTTCATCTTCCGGATAATCAACAATCTCACCATCAACATGGTGAAAACGACGAACATAACCATAAAATCGTTTATCCATGCCGAATCTAAATTGACGCTTAAGCATTTTAAGTTCATTACATAATTTAAAATGCAATTCATCATTAATCATCGTTTGTCGTTCATATTTTTGTTCAAATTCATTCTCAATTCTTATAATCAGACGTTTTCTTTCCAACTTCCACATGCTGAATATTTTGATGATGATTGTAGCCAACGCAAATACAAAAGATACAAAAAATATAAAGATATATAATGTATCAAATGAATCTGAATGTGTTGGTAACAAACCATCAAGATTGGTATTAGTATTATTTGTCATGATTTCCTCGAAACTCATGTACAAGTATAATTTTTAATGGACTGATAAATATTTAAATTTTCAATTTTTTTATGTTATAAATAAATCAATGGCAATGTTTATAAACTATTTTTATAACATTTGCACACAATTTTTTTATGTTATAAATAAATCAATGGCAATGTTTATAAACTATTTTTATAACATTTGCACACAATTTTTTTATGTTATAAATAAATCAATGGCAATGTTTATAAAAAAGTCTAAATATATAAAATGATTCAAAAAGTATCATATCAAGTATGATTTTATTAATATTTGTTTTTTATTAAACAATGTAAATTTCCACCTGAATGAAATGTATTATCTGGATCTGGAAATTTAGGTAAACCATCATCATTATAAGATTGAGTATTAATTAGATAGTATTCTATTTGAATACCTGGATTTAGGTAACTTTTAATATATTTTTTTTCTTTATTATATGTTTTAATTATATCATTGTCTTTTTCATTTCCTATTGGGATTAATGCAATGCATTGTTTATCAGTTTCATACCATATTCGATTAAATATTGGTATAGTTTTTGTAATACATTGAAAATTAGATGTAATCAGTAAATCAATAGGAAACATAACAAAATTATTAAAATTATCATTTTCATAATACTTAGAATTAAACAGTTTTTGCGATATTATATCTAAATTTAATTGTTGTTCATTATATAATATATTTTTTATTTCATTTACATTTTTAAATGCTAGTTTACTATTAATATTTTTATTAAGAATATATTTTTTTAAATATGTCAGGTCATCTAATGTAAAAATAAAACGATTAAATACACGTTGACTAATACATATATTGTTAACAAGCCTGTTTAATAAATAATTTATTAAAGTTATATAATTGTTATCATTTTCGTTGACTAATCTTTCTTCTAATATATTTATTAATTTTGTTTTTGTTTTTGCATTTTTATAATTGCCATTATTATTACAAAAATAATTTTTAAGTAACATCATATGATCAAAATCAAATATATTTATTTTTATAATATCTGTATTATCAATTATAGTCATATCATATGATGATTTATTTAGTTCATTTATATCATTCCGTATTTTTATAACAAGATTTTTTATATTTATATCGTTTATAAGACTAATTTTTGAATTTAAATTTAATATAAAATCTTCATTTATTTTTTTTTTAGCATCATCTAATTTATACATATTTATATATTTGTCTGTAAACTTAATATTTCTTATATAATATATCCATACTTTAAATTTATTTTGATTATGATTTTCATCATATGGCATAAAAGTCATTACCTCATCTATATGTCTTATTCCACCCATTGTAAAACTACAATTTAACTCTACTAATTCTTGATCTAAATATTTGTTAAATGCATTTTTGATAGGATCACCTATATTATAATTACCATTTAAATAAAATACTACACTTTTATTTTTACCTATTTTAGGTGATGCTATAAAATTACCTCCTTTATCAATATGGGATTTCATATCTATATTAATACGATTAATGTTATCATCTAATTTAAGATTGATTTTATTTTCATTGTCTATAAATACCATGTCATTACCTTGTTCATCATTGTTTTTTAAAAATATTAATGGATCTTGATAAAAAGTAATATTACTATTCATGGTAATAATATTTTTGAATATATCGTTGTCACTATATATTTTTTCTTTAATTAAGTTAACTATATTATTATTCATAAATAAATTTTTTGTTATTTTTGTTATTTCGCAAGGTAAATAGTATTTTTTATGTGAATAGTAATCTTTAGGTAAATTGTATTTAGGTAAAAAGTATTTTATATCATTGCTATACCAATGATTTCTAACATTAAATTGATTCAAATTTGTACTAACACAACTAGACTGATTCATATCTTCTTGCTCATTATATTCTTGTTCATAATCTTCTTGCTCATAATCTTCTTGCTCATTATCTTCTAGCACATAATCTTCTAGTTTATGCCTATTCATTCTGTCAGGATTATTAAAAATATCACTTGACTCACCAGGCTTATCCATACCACCTTTTAATTTTAAATATTTAGTTTTGTATTTTAAATATTTTTGTCTATAATTCATATATATATATTAGATATATTATTATATTTTAGATGTTTAATTTTGTACAGCTAATAACAAAAAAATTGAATATCATTCATCATTATTTAAACAATAGAAGTATATAAATATATAATGGACATAAACTATGAAATTATTATAAAATATTTATCAAAAAAAGTAATTGACTTAAATGATAAACAAAAGTATAATCAACAAACTTCATTTATTACACAAAAAAATATTTATACATATTCACATACTTTTCCAGCTAAATTTAAAGAATTATTAACAGATAAATTTTATAAATATGGTATAACTGTTTATGATAATGAAAATAATAATATTAGTTTTTGGTCTTCTATTATTACATTATTAGATAAAAATTTTATAATTCCATATATAAATGATGAATGTGAATTAATTAATCAATTTAAACTTCAATTAATTGAATTATATAATAAAAAATTGTTATCTGATTTTATTAAAAAATATGATAAAAATGATTTGAGAGAAAGATTCAAATTAAATCCTGATTTAATAGTATTACAATATATTGTTGATATATTAGATATCAATATTATTATTTTTAATTTTAAAACAGAAACTATTAATGTTTTATATTCAAAAGATATTATGAATCCTTGGAAACAATCAATATTATTAGCTAATGATGATATGTTTTGGGAACCAATTATGTGTATAAAATCTAAAAACACAATAATAAGATTATTTGATTATAATAGTCAAACATTTAAAAAAATAATTAATAATAATTTAATAACATATTTAAATGGATCTATCATTGGTAAAAAATTTGTTTGTATTAATAATTTATCTGACATTATTGAATTAGAAAAGAAAAAACTAAATATAATAAGCAAAAAAAGTAATTTACTATTAGATAATAATTCTGATTCATCAGTTCATACAGATGAAGATATAGATAACAATAAAATAGTTAATATATTTATCAAAGAAGATGAATTTTATGGATTAAATAAAACAACTATGACAAAAATGAAAATTTCAGAATTAATTGGTTTGACTAATAAACTTAATATTGTAATTACTAAAAAAAATCCAACAAAAGCAATTTTGATGGAATCTATTCTAAATAAAATAAATGTTAATTAGGTTCAAAATAAAAATATTATTCTAAAAAATATATACTCATAATTTTTAAAATATATACTATAATAATGACTGATTTTGATGATCAATTAATTATACCAACAGTTTGGGGACCACATGGATGGAAATTTATTCATTATGTAACATTGGGATATCCAGAAAATCCTACACCTTATCAAAAAGAAAGATATAAAACTTTTTTACTATTATTACAAGATGTATTACCTTGTTCATTATGTGCTAATCATTATAAAGAAAATTTAGAAAAACGCCCATTAACAAACGATATATTAAATTCACGTCATAAACTTATTAAATGGGGTATTGATATACATAATGATGTAAATGAAATGAATAATAAACCAATAATTAATTATGTTGATGCTATTAAATTAATTGATACAGATGCACAATGTAAACCAAATATAATTGAAATTATTAAAGATAATAAACCTCTTAATTTAGAATGTTTAAATTCTACTAGAATAGAAACGTTTAATGATTACGCAGTATTAAACAACAATAATAATGAATCATATTTATTAATTAATCAACCAACACCAGAAAAAATAACACCAGAAAAAATAACACCAAAAAAAACAAAACAAATGATAAGATGCAATAATAATAATAATAATAATAATAATATAGTTTATGGATTATTTTGTATATTTATTGGACTTATATTTATTGCAATTGTTTATAAAAAATAAATGATTTAAAAATAAATTAATTATTATATTATAATGTCTAAACAACCAATACCATTTAACACTCCACCACCACAAGTTAAAACAGTTTTTGATATTTCAATGATTAAACAAAAAATAACTGAAATTGATAATGAAATTAAAAAATTAATTGCCGAAGGTTCAGTAAATGATTTTAATTTAGAATTAAAAATAATAGATAAATTTCAAGATTTTTATGCAACACATCCTTTTTTAGTTAAAAAAATATGTAAACAAGATGATCTTTCAACATTATATGTTATGTTTGATAATTTAGAAAAGGTAGAAAAAGGTGAAAAAACATTAGCAGGTGTTGAATTAAATTTAGGTACTCAACTTGCAAATCAGTATTTATATCCAAATATTAAAAAGTAAATAAAATTTAGTATTTGAATAATAAAAATAAAATTTAGTATTTGAATAATAATGTTAAAACTTATAAAATAATATTTTATAAGTTTTAATAATGGAAATAGAATCATTAAATGAATTTATTAAAAAATCATTAATACATTATGACAATCAAAATATGAATTATTTATCAATACTTAATTTAGATCATCAAAATGTAAAATATAATTTAGAAAATACAGAAATTACTTTTATATATGATGACGATAAACAAGATACATTTGATTTTGATGTATTAGGATATTTTGATAATCAAAATCATATTTGGATTTGGGGTTGGTTATTAACTGAATTAAATGCTAATCAAACATTATTATCAAGAGAATTACTTAATTATGGTTTAAAATTAGAACCATCATCAAATTCATTAGAACATTTTTATATTAAAGCTTTATTAGTAAATTCACGTGTTAAAATTGATGAAGATATACAATTAGAAACTAATTTAGCAATTTGTTCATATTTAACTAAAAATAAAATTTTATTTATTTATCCAAGAAGACGATATTTAAATAATGAAAAAACAAAATATGTTACTTTTTATTATTTTATTAAATAAAAAATCTATTTAATAATAATGTCTGACAATATTTGTCTACCACAAACACATTTAATTATTATTATTTGTGTTTTTATGGGTTTATGTTTATGGTATATACATAATGAAAAAAAAAATCATATAAAATATCATATGCTGATAAAAGAAAAAGTAAATCCGGTTAATAATTCTGTTAATAATCCTGTTAATAATCCTGTTAATAATACAAATCTTGTTAATAATACAAATCTTGTTAATAATACAAATCTTGTTAATAATCCAGTTAATAATATGATTAATAATCCAAATCCGGTTAATAATCCAGTTAATAATATGATTAATAATCCAGTTAATAATATGATTAATAATCCAGTTAATAATATGATTAATAATCCAGTTAATAATCCAGTTAATAATCCAGTTAATAATATGATTAATAATCCGGTTAATAATCCAGTTAATAATATGATTAATAATCCGATTAATAATCCAGTTAATATTCCTGTTAATAATCCGGATAATAACTCAGTTAATATTCCTGTTAATGCATATGAAATCCAAAATCATCGAATGATTGATTCTGAATTACAAAAACGATTATTATTATCAAATAGAGATCGTGATATTTTATTAAATGATTTTGCACCACCAGAAAGAAGAGTTCCAAGCTATGCTTATCCAGATAGATATATGAAATCTCTATTAAATATTCCAACACGAGGTGATCCGGATAATTATCAACTATTAGGAATAGTATTAAGAAATAATACAGAAACAGCTTATAATTTATTTGGTAGACAAACATATCCAGGATCAAACCAATATGAATATTATGTACAAGCTAGTATGAATGATAATCTTGTTAAAATTCCTATATCAATAAAAGGCGACAAAGAAATCGAAGATGATCAAATAATAGATATACCAGGAACAAATCAAACAATGGGATCATTTAGAGTTAAATTATATAAATTAAATGTTCCAAGATATAATCCACTATTTTTTAATTTCTAAAATATTTAATTAAAAATTGAATATTGATTCAATTATATTATATAATTACATATACTTAATGTCACTATATGATAAATTTAAAATTATTGAAAACCATATCAAAAATGAAGACAAAACAAAGACTATTTCCAAAATAGACAACTATTTTGAAAATATTCTTATTTCAGATACTCATGTATTAGTGTCTGATTATATAAATCAAGTAGTTTGGTTTGATAATATTAATTCAGACGATTTTAGCTCTATAAATATACATGTCAAAAATTATTTAATAGAACGTAGAAATAATATGAGAATATTTATTAAAAAAGAATCATTTGAATTTAGTAATTTGAATAAATTTCTTAAAAAATTTATAATAAAAATAGAATATTTAAATAATATAATGAAATCACCAGATAACAAAATTATTAAAGAAGGTATAAAACAATTATCAAATTTTATAATTTCTGATAGTTTAATTATGATATTTATTGAAGAACAAGTCATATTATTAGATAAAAATTTAAAATCAGATATTGAAATATTATTTAACTTGACTAAAACTCTTGGTAAATATGATAATTACGAAATATTTAATAAAATACTTAAAACGATTGGAAATGTTTATAAAAAATATTTAGTTAATATTCAAGACTATCCACTACCGGAAAATATTAAAAAAATACAAAAAATGAATGATAATATAAAATATTGTAATCTTGTAAAAACATATTATAAATTTATCAACAATGATTTAAATATATTTATTTCACCTATAATACAACTAATTATTGAAAATCTTATAGATATTATACAGTCAAATACACTTGATGAAATTATTTTTACATTTGATAATATTTGGAATGATTTATCAAAGTTAATACTCTATAGTAAATATAATGATAAACAAATTATTTTCAACATATTATTTGATAAAATTATAATTTTAATAAAAAAATCATTAAAAATGCCTAATTTTAATATTTTTAAATTAATAAATTTTATTAGATATGTTAATCAACTAGTTGATAGTAAACCTATTAAAGATATTATAAATCAACAAATTTCTACCGCACTATCTTCGGATGATTTAATGGATCAAATACATATAACAATTAATGAATTAATTTGTAATGATAAACCAACTGAAACAACACAATTATTAAAATTTGTTTTGAATATTAAAAATAAAGATATATTTATTGCAAAATATTATCAAACACTAACAAAACGTATTATGACTAAATTTAGTGAATTTAATTCTGAAATTGCACTTGGAAAAGAACATTGTATAAAAAAATTTACAAAATATATTAATATTGAAAAAATTGTATTACATTTTTTAAAAAATACATTTGGTACTAAATTATGTTATAAAATTAATAAAGTAATTAATGATGCTGATATATCATTTTATGAGAATATAGCATTTAATAAATTAACTTATAATATATTTAATAAAATATCGGTAATTACAACTAGTTTTAATAACTGGGATGTTAATCAAACAGAAGGAATTGTTACTAGTAAAATGGTTGATTACATTCGAGAAACACAATTAGGAAATTATTTACATAATTTTAAATATTATTATAATATAAAACATAACGGTAAAAAAATTTTAAATTGGTTTCCTCATTTTGGTGAAGTATCAATTACATATTTAAATCAAGAATTAATAATGTTACCAATTCAATTTATGGTTGTAGAAATGTTTAATAATGTAAATAGCGTAGATTTAGATAATGTCCAAAATGCTATTTTTTTCTCAAATTATTCACATAAATTTAGAAATGATATAATTGGTTCATTAATATCATCTGGTATGTTTAGATTAGAATCTATATATGGATTAAATTCTGGTAAAAATGATAGAACTATAATGGTATTACAGTCATGCTTTGCACAACTAGATAATAGGGTATTACAGTCATGCTTTGCACAACTAGATAATAGGGTATTATTAAATTCAAATACTATTAATAATAACTTTATTGAAATATTTTTAAATACATCAGATTATAAAAATATATGGGAAAATAATAGACGTGAAGAAATAGTACATACACGTGAAGAAATTACATCAACAGTAATAAATCATTTATTAAAAATTAACTCGAAACCACTATTTTACGATGAATTATTTACTTTTGTTAAAAAATCGATTATATTATTTGAACTAGATGATTTGATATTTACAAAAACAATTGACAATATGATTAAACAAGATTATATTAGAAAATTAGATAATGAGTATTATGAAAAAATAATATATTAATTTATATACATTAGACATGTTTGTAATAATTATTTATAAAACATTAATAAATTTTATAAATAATTATTGTCTTAATACAAATTATTTATATATATATATATATACATGGAACCGTCAAAAAATATTACAAATTATAAACAAAAATATTTAAAATATAAAATAAAATATTTAGAATTAAAAGGTGGTATGCCATCTAAAGCATATATACCACCTCATAAAAGACCTCAGAACAGAGTTATTTGTCCTGTTCCTGCCCCTGTTCATGCTCCTGCCCCTGTTCATGCTCCTGCTCCTGCTCCTGTTCCTGTTCCTGATCATAAAACAACTGATAATTCTTCTTCTTCTTGCGAACTACCTAAAACAACCGATAATTTTAATTCTTCTTCTTCTTCTTGTGAACTACCTAAAACACCACCTACACTACCTAAAACACCAACTACACCACCTAAAACAACCGATAATTTAAATTCTTCTTCTTCTTGTGAACCATCTAAATCATATATACCACTTCATTTAAGACATAACCATCCTAAAACACCACCTACACCACCTAAAACAACCGATAATTTAAATTCTTCTTCTTCTTGTGAACCATCTAAATCATATATACCACTTCATTTAAGACATAACCATCCTAAAACACCACCTAAAACAACCGATAAATTTAATTCTTCTTCTTGTGAACTACCTATAAATGAAAAAATTACAAAAATACCTTCCAAGGAAGAAATGAAGTATGATTATCAAAAAAATATGTCGTGGTATACTCCTAAAAATTGTAGTGAGACTGATTATAATAAAAATGATATTATAATAAATTATAACTATAATGATACAAATATTGATATTACTAAGCATGCACTGAAACATATTGGTTTATTTTATAAGAAATGTATAGATGATCTATATGATGAAGATAAAGAAGATTTAATAAAATTTGTTCAAGATTTAGTTAATAATGCAATAAAGGATGGTGAAGTAAAAGATAAGTATAATAAACAATCAGAACATATAACAGAAATAAAAAAGAATGATTACTGTATAGTAGGTAAATGGATTCGTAAAAGGAATAGTAAAATATATACATATTCTGTATTTTCGATATATAAATGTCACACAAATTATAGTGGTAATTTTATGCCTGATTACAAGATACCCCATTATAAATAGTTATTAACCTATATTAAAAATTGATAATTATATAAATTATATTAATTAACAATGTATAATTAATGTCTAAAATGATAGAAAATCCATTTTTAAATAATAAAAACCCTATTAATTATCACGATGATAATACTGATACAATTATAGATCTCGATCAATCTAATATAGCTAAATATTTTAATTGTGTCTATATTTTAGTTAAAAGAAATAATGAACCAATACCAGTTGAATTCTATGATAGACAAATTACACAAGATGTCATAACAAAAGTAAATTCAAATCTTTTAATTCATAAAACAACATTAAATATCCTTAAAAATATTAATCATTTTAATAAAATTATAATTTTATCAGATGAACAATTAAAACCATATAATATATTTAACTATACACTTGGTATTAAAAATATTATCATACCTATTTTTAATATTGCTTATCAAAATTTATTAAAATATCTTGAACAATATGATTCAATGAATACACTTGAAGATATATATAAACTTAAAGTACTTAATCAATATTTTGGTGTTAAAGAAAATAATCATAAAGCAAATGAATATTTATGTATGTTAATGACAAATATGGAAGACTCAAAATATTGGTCTCGACATTATAATTGTTCTATAAATTTTACATCTATATTTAATGCAAGATATTTTAAATTTCAATCTAATAGGCTAGAAAATAAAACTATTAGTCATATAATAAAAGAGTTATTTGAAAATAAAGTAAAAATATCTAATATTGATGATAATTATATTAGAGATATGTATCAAAAAAATAATTATAGTGATATATCATCAATTATTTCAAAAAACGGTTTTAAACCTTATAGAATAAGTGCTAAATCGCAATTTAGTAATGAAGATATTAATCAATTATTTAGTACATTAAATGAAAAACAAAATTTTATTCTATTTTCTAACTTAATTGTAAGCAAAAAACATGCTCACTTAGTTGTAAATAATTCTAATATTTTATCAATTATGTCAGAACCATTAAAAATTCATGTACAATTATTTAGATATCTATTTTCATATGCATGGATTAAATTTTATTATGAAGAATGTATTAAAAAATCATATGTAAATATTAAAGATAATTTTATTTTTGATATTGATACAGCTTCAAAATTACCTGTATTTCCATTTGATCATAATAATCCAAAATCAAATCCATATATGCCAATTTTAGTATCTGATAATGATTTAAAACCAAGTGAAAATATTTGTGGTATTCAAGATTATCATACTAATGATAAAACATTTATTAATGGTGGTATTTGTAATTTATCTGAATTTTTAATTAGAATGAATATTTTTTGTACATGCAATCCTAATAATAATTTGTTTGATGGTTTTGATTTTGAAAAACATAAAGTTGCTATCACAGGTAGTATTATTACTGCATGTGTTCAAAAATCACATCCATTAATGTCATTATTTAATATTGCACAAACAGAACAATATAATATGCAAAGTGACAAATATAGTATGCAAATTGACCAACTTAACATGTATTTCAATGAATATTATGCAAAGTCTGATATTGATGTCATGCTTTTAGCTAAAGATAATTTTACATTTATTGATAATTCACGAGAGTTTTATAATTGTATCGTAAAAAATATATGTAAATTTAATTATTATGCCGAAATAACACATATTAAACTAGTTTTAATTAAAATAGGATATTTATTTGTTTCTGATGAATTTATTATTAATAATATTAATTTTGATGAAAGTATGCAAATTGTAGACAAAGTTAAATATGTATTTGATAATATTAATGATGAAAATATTCGTAGTAAATTTAAACCTTATTACGAACAACTTAAAATAAATTATATGAATGATCTTATTAAAGATTATACACCAAATGAACTTATAAATATGAAATTAAAATATCCAGAAATTTTTGAAAATAATGATGTTGATTTTAAAATTTATGTTAATCATAAAAAAAATGCTCAAGATCATATATCTACAGATGATATGTTTTATGTAAATAATATTAAAGATATCGATTTGGTATATACATATAAATTTAAGATTGAATCACCATATATAAATCATAGTTTTGAATTATTTCCTGTTCAATATGATGATTTCTTTTCTATTGTTGCACGATTTCATTTGCCATGTGTTCGGGGGTTATATAATGGTAATAATGTTTACTTAACTCCTTCGTGTATTAGTGCACACATGACATATATGAATATTGATTATAAATATGTTTGTGGAACAAAAGATCCAATTGAAATAATTAATAAAAATCGTATGAGAGGATTTGGTACATGGTTAAATGCATCTGAAAAAAAACTATTTATTAAATATTCAAAAGAAATACCATTTTGGAATAATTTATATAAATTTGATAATAAAATAACAGGTTTGACCGGTCCAAATGATAATTCTGGTTCGACCGGTCCTAATAATAATTCTGGTTCGACTGGCCCTTTTAATGATAATTTTGGTTTGACTGGTCCTTTTAATGATAATCTTAATTTTGGTTCGACTGGTCCTTTTAATGATAATCTTAATTTTGGTTCGACTGGTCCTTTTAATGATAATCTTAATTTT